GGGATTCTCGCGTCACTCGAGTGGTTGCGAAGCTTGTAATTCCTACTCTCGAGCAGACCAGCGCTTCTACGATGACCGGCATACAGCCGGCTCCGACGAAAGCGTATGATCTAATCGCGAACATGGAATTCGTCATACCGGACAGGAGTTCACTTACCGAAAGAGAAGATTTTCTCTCTAAGGTGGTGAGCCTGCTCAGTAAGACGGTTACCGCGAGCGATGATGACCCTTCTGTACTTACGAAGAGTCCTCTCGTACCCGCGATCTTAACTCAGGAAGCACCGTACTAGCAAAGCGCTAGTTCGGCGGTCTGGGTTAGGTCCATGGAAGTGTAGTTAACTTCGAGGAGTTACTATTATGTCTAATGATAGACGTAGTATGCGCCAAACCATAAGGTTGGCCAAGCTTTTCCGCGTACCTGATAAGGTAACCTATCAGGCAATTACTTCGATACTCTCTGCGCTAGACTGTCCCCGAGCGTTGACTGTTGAGATACTCCTTAGAAATAAAGAGTATGATCAACTTGTTGCACTCGAGGTCGATCCACTTCACTATAATGGTGTCGTGGAGTTTAGCAATGCGTACCAAGCTACTAAGCTGCTTTCGAAAAATGACTTTTTAAAGTTATCTATCGATCGTCGCGAAGTCGCTTTGGGTAAGTTTTCCGAAATGGAAGACTTATGCGCGCAAACAAACAACCGTTTCGCCCATCTTTCTTTGGACCCGAATTACCACGGGACCAACGTTTCATTGCTTCATGCAATGATTCGTAAAATAGAGGATGTGCTTGGCGGTTATACGGCAGAGGAGTTCCTCAGTAATGCCAATTGGGGACCGGGCGTGACCACCCGTATTAAAGGTGCTCATGTTTCGGCCGTCAATAAGTTCCAGTGTGAAACTGGGATAACGCGAGATCTGTATGCCCTTATTGCACCCGTAATGGGTGCTTACCCGAGATGGCAGGAACATCTGGTATCACTAACAGATTATCCGACCTTCGAGTTGGGCAATGTAATAATCACTGTTCCGAAGAATTCGAAAACGGATCGTGTTATAGCCGTTGAGCCAGGGTTAAATCTCTGGTTTCAAAAAGGCTGTGGCACAATGATTCGCAATCGTCTTCGACGGTGTGGGATCAACTTAAACTCTCAGGAGGTTAACCAAGAACTCGCTCGCTCCTCATCTATCGATGGGAAGTTGGCGACAATTGATTTTTCTTCTGCGAGCGATAGCATTAGTAGACGTCTCATGCAGGAGGTTTTACCTCCGGCTTGGTACGAGCTTCTTGATGCTTGTCGATCTCACTACGGTAATCACGACTCGGGACCTCGTTTGTGGAACAAGTTCTCCTCTATGGGGAACGGGTTTACTTTCGAGCTCGAATCACTTATTTTCTTTGCGGCTGCTTTTGCAGTTCGCCAACACTTAGGTGTTGATGGGAAGATAAGTGTCTATGGAGATGATGTTATTATCCCCGTAGAATGTTGTGAGCTCTTTTCTGAGTTTAGTAGGTTTCTAGGATTTGAGGTAAACCTTAAGAAGAGTTTCTCTTCGGGCTACTTCAGAGAATCCTGTGGTGCCTACTATTTCTCAGGAGTTGATGTTAAACCGATATTCTTAAAGAGTATCGCTCGCGACTCCTTTGGAGTCTATCGCTTGG